GATTTTTCAGATCCTGAATGTAACCCCGCGGTGAAGAAACCATTCGACTGGAAATTCTGGGGTATTGTGCTTTTGATAATTATAATTCTAGCGATTATAGGGTTCTTTGTTTACAAGAAGTTCTTTGCTCCTCAAGTGGAAACGGTATTTGACGACAATATGAATTTCGATAACTCCGGAGAATTCGATAATTATGGAAATGAAGGTTTTGATGTGGAAGACTTGGAAATTCTGAACATGCCACTTTCACCGGCGTCTGCTTCCCCCGTGGTTGCGTCTGCTTCCCCCGTGGTTGCGTCTGCTTCCCCATAAATAATTAACCAAAAATTCTAGAGACGGACATCAAGAAAGGTGCTGTTAGGTAGCACAGACAGCAAGTAACTGCGAGGCATAAAGCGAGTTTCCAGTTCTTTAAAATTGACATCAGGAAGGAGAATATGCCCTTAAATATAGGCCCCAGCACCTTGCCAACGCCTTTGCCAAAGTCAACAATCGCTCCGCCAACTTTCTTGCCAACGTTGGCCACCTTGCCACCAATATCCTTGCCAACGTTGCCAATGTCCTTACCAATGTCCTTGCCCTTGTCAACAATACCGCCTCCAATGTCCTTGCCCTTGTCAACAATACCACCCCCAATGTCCTTGCCCTTGTCAGCAACGTCCTTGCCGACGTCCTTTATCTTGTCAAATGGTTTCTTGATGCTGAATGGTTCGTATGTAGACATTCTAACGGGTTCCAGAATCATTTAACATTACAAAATATTTTTATTCATACGCCCTCTGACATTGATATAGGACCTCCAAGAAGCTATATCGATAAATGTGATTATTAAAATAACTCATATCTCTATATGTTTAATGTCTCTCAAAATATTGGCATTAGATGCTCTTGTCAGGAGTGATGCCAATGTTGATAACCCAAGAAAAATTGCTGAGATGATTTTTAAGCCATTTGACGAGAAACTTCACAACAATATTTCAAATGCTATTTACAAGTTTCGTTGTCTAATCAATGAGCCAAACGAATATATTGGTCAGACAGTGCAGATGCTTTGTAAACGATTTAAAGACCATAAAAATCCTACTGATATGTTTTATTTTCAGTATGCGCTTACAAAGCACGGATGGGATAATTTTGAGAAAATGTTTTATGAGTGTCCTGAAGAACGACTAAATGACCACGAAACGTTTTGGATTACAGTGCTTGGAACACACATAGATATGTATCCAGGAGGCTATAATTTGACTATGGGAGGCGAAGGCACTAAGTTATCTCCTGAACAGAGAGCAGCAAGATCTGGTGCAAATCACTGGGCTCCAAGACCTGCATTTCAATATAATGTGGTTTATGGCACTAAGATAGATGAATTTGCAGCTATATCAGAGGCTGCTTTGTGCACTGGTATTTCAAGAGCAAATATAACAGAATGTATCAATGGAAACTATAGAACTGCTGGCGGGTTCTTTTGGTCTGATCACGAACTTGATAACAACGAGGTGCAAGACTTGATATCTAAGAAGCTTGATGACCATTGGTGCAATAAATCTGTCTTTCAGTATGACATAAAAACTGGCGTTCTCATTGATGAGTATACTTCTCAAATAGAAGCAAACAAAAAGACTGGAGTAAATACTGCTCATATTTGCGAATGTGTTAAAAGAGAACGCCAGACTGCTGGTAATTTTTATTGGTCTGATCATCGTCTTGCCGAGGGTGAAATTCGTATGCTTATCTCTAAGAAGTTATGGGAATTATATGGTAAGGCTGTGTATCGTTTTACAAAAAATGATAATGTATTCATAGATTGGTTCTTGTCTGCTAAATCCGCAAAAGAAGTTCTTGAACTCTATGATACTGCAGATATGAATATAAGATCGTGTGCAAATCCTAAACTGAAGAGATCATCGGCCTATGGATATAGATGGAGTTATGACCCACCCTCTGGTATTGATATAGGACCTCCAAGAAGTTGAAAATATTGAAAATTACACGGTTTTTATGAATTCCCACCTTAGGTCATTGCATATGGCCTTCCAAATCTGGTCCTGAGCGTGCAGGTTTTGCCTACATTTCAGGAGCGAAAAGTACGGGAGCAGCGAATCCTCTCCGAGGAGTTCTGAGAACTTGTATAGCACATAGTTGTAGGACAGGAAGTTCTTCCTGTGAGGAGGCTTGTGCTTCTCGAACGGTGCCTGTATTTCTGTGAACATGTCCCGGAACTTCTTCTCAAGAGATTGGCTCAGTTTGAGCGTAGGCATCCCGGTGATGGCATGCGTGATGGAATAAATGTTGTCATAATAGTTTGAATACCCAAGTTTCTTCAAAAACTGTTTTACCTTGGTTGGTTTGATGTCGCTCGTACAAGAGATCCGATGCTTCTTGAATTCGGAACGCACCGCCTCGATAACTTCATCGGGAACGTGCGTCCCTTCCTTGGCTTGAAGTGCATTGAGGCACTCTATGAGATGGTTAGACCTCTTATAAGCCATGGAGTTGTTTTGTTCGGAAAACGTATACGACTCGATATACTTTGAAGTCTTTCCACACTTTGAGCACACCATATCGCTTTGTGTAGAGTTTACTATCTCATGAAGGTCGCCTCCACAGGGACATCTATATATTTCATCCATGGTTTCTCTTTCAGTCATGGCATCTAAGGTTTCCTGGTTCTTCACTTTCTCCACATTGTACAGGTATTTCTTGAAGATTGTATTATTCTCCTTCACGGATGTTACCTGGAACATCTTATTTTCAGCTACCTTTGTCTCTTCTTGGATTTCTTTTTTTGTGTCATACATCTCCTTTATGTATGGCATAGAATCGAGGAGATAATCAATTTCCTCCTGTTCAATTTCCTCGGATTTCTTAGGGTTTTTTTGCTTTCTTTTCTCGAACAGTACTATGTTTTTTTCTACTGCCTCATTGAACGTCGAGAACTCGGACACTTGTTCGACCCTTTTTTCTTTCTTTGTTTTGTATTTCTTGGTATCATATTTGAGTTGAATGAGATCCTTGTCAGCCTTATTTGGGTACCGTGGGAGAGGTGTATTGTTATACATTAATTTACAACTGATATATTTTGTTTAAACTATTTCGTAAAAAAGAGTTTAACAAAAAGTTTTCCTTACTTACATCAATGGATGCCATCAAATTCTATAGCAGATTTCTGTTCAAGAAGATTACTCATTCTTCTGGCATCAAGGTCAACCAAATACTTGTTTTTGACGAAAGCTTGACCCCTATTTCCTATTGTGAGAACGCTCCTAATTCTCTCACGATTGCCCAACTACGGGAGAAGCTTAGAATTCCCGAATACAGAATTGAAATTCGCTATTCTATCCACGGAAAGAAATTCCGCGCAGTCATTCGAAACGATGACAATGTTAACTTCCCTATCCGCAAGGAATTGGGCATGTTTCCAAGAGTCAGGATCAACAAAGCATATGTTCTTACCGTGGACGGTATCAAGATTGATGTCACGAAGCGTGTTCTAAAGTACGCAGGTCAAAACATGGATTTCAACCAACATGCTGGCGCGCTGATATTTACAGACGACATGTTCCCTTTCCACGACACTGACGAGTACAAATCTCTTATCATCGAAACAAGTGACGGCGACTATGAATACACAATGCACGACTTGCTCATACTTTAATAAAATAATGGTATATATAAACAGAAAGATGTGGGTGTATGTTATTATTTCCCTGGCAATGCTGCTCGCATTTTATGTAATTACTACCAGAAAGGAAAAATTCTCTTTGAGTTGGATGAAACAGGGATTGACAGACGCCGTTAACAAACTGTCTGGAACAACTCCCGAACTGACTACTTCTGGTCTCACTTCGGCAATTTACAATGCTGCAAAAAGACTTCCAAAACCTTTGACTCCAAAAGCAAAGTTTGATGATATCATAGGCAAAGATGCAGATGATATGTATGTCCCAGCTTTCTATAAAATTCAAACTTCATTCCCCCCTTTGATAAAATATCAACCGCGAAAATTCAATCTTATGGGCTAATTTTGGAATTTGTTGGGCACGTGGCAGAAGATTTTGTGAATGTCATTTGACCCAGGAGAACAGAATAGGTATATAGGGTATATAGTGGAAAAATCTATTAGTTTCTGAAAGACTCACAAAAATGAACTTTCAGACGCAGAGGCCCCGGTGCCCCATCGGCACCAAGAATGGCAGTACAGATTCTCTCAACACCATGACAAGGAGGTCCAGTTTGGACATTGGCAGCAGCAGGAGCAGCAGTACAGATTCTCTCAACACCATGACAAGGAAGCTCAGTTTGGATATCGGTGTGGGTGCTCCGGAGAAAATGACTAAAATGGCCGTTAATTTTGTGACAAATAACACTGTGTCCTCACTGACTACTACTGTAGTTCCCGACATTTACGGAACGCTTGTCTCCATGGCACTGTGCTATGTGACCCAGAATTATAAGATTGTAAAGAGAAAGCCTCACATTCTGTTTCACCCCAAGAAGATACTGCGTGCTATGCCTTTGTCTGTCTCTGGACTTCTGCTCGATACGGTTTTTACAAATGGAATTGACAGTATTGAAGATGGTACCATGCATCTAGCGGCACATGTTGTTCTTAAAACTCTACAAATTTCTTTGACGCTGCTGTAATCAGTCAACTTCTTCGATTATGATAGGAGGGCGTGGAGAAGGAGAAATATCATCATCAACTACCTTGGCTGTCAGAACAAGGGCCGCGGCAAGTGCAGCAACTGTAGAAAACAAGATGATTTCACCAGTCTTCATTCTGCAATATCCACATATATTTTTGGTGTAAATTTAACATATCAACTCTCGAGAAGAGCGTCAACTGCTGCCACCACAATGTTGACAAGAGATTTCTGGTCGCTAGAATAGAGAACAGTATGTTCCTTCTTAACTTCAAAGGTGATGACTGTGCCTTTGAATACAATGTGTCCATTGCCATGGACAAGGCACATGGGGCTCGAGAACTTTAGGTCCTCAAAGTATACCACAAATTCTCCCCTCTTGCCAATGGAATCGTAAATATACTTCCGCACAGCAAGTTCCTCGGTTTTTTTCAGGACAAGCTTGTGCTCGGACAGAGGCTCCTCTGATACCCAAGACCAGTCGTGGGAAGTCATTTTGATGTATATACCACAGATTTGTTTATATTATAAGATGTGTCGATATAGATATATATTGACAATAGTGATATTTAATTACATGCGAACTGTATATGTCAGTTATGGATTCTCACGTGAGCAAGCTTGTCCTTGAACGTTTCCAACTGGGCCGCGAGCGTTACTCTCATGGTTTGCTACACCCTGATAATGATTCCATGAATTTCAGGAAGGAACTTCTTGAGGAACTATTGGACGCCGTTATTTATGCTGCTGCGGATGTTGTAAAGTCAACGCCCACTGTCTCAACTGTATTTCAATTTACTGATGACGGAAGTGTGCGACTGTCTCTCGTGGTGAACCATGAGATTGATCACGATGATGGTGCAGATAGTATTTACCATGTTATCATGGACAGTATGACAAGGATGCATGACTATGCCAAACCCCCTTCCAATACCGAACGTGTTCTGCTTCTCTGCATTTTTGCCCTTGAGAGCGTGCTAAAAATTACCTAATAAAAAATATGTAAACTTAACATGCGGCCATACGTCCACAAGGCAAACATCAAGATAGCAATTGGATATCCCTGCACTTTAAAAAGAAATTTTACTAAAGTTATTCCAAGTTTTCGCATGTCATACAATTCTGCTGGAGACGCATTTGCAGAAGAAGGGACATTTGACAGACATAAACATGAAGATGAGAGAAAATTGATAACAAGAGTTGCAAAGATGTGGAACGTGGACATTGAGAACTGTTGGGGATATACCACCGGGGGAGGAAGCGAGGGAAATTTGCAGGGTCTCTGGATGGCGCGTGAGAAATATCCTAATGGGGTTTTGTACTATAGCGATCAGTCTCATTACTCCATCAAGAAGATGGCAAATATTCTCAAGCTGGAATCAGTTGTGATTCCCAGTGATGAAACAGGTGCAATGGATATTACAGAGCTTTTAAAAAGTGTGGACAACAAAAGACCCGCAATTGTCCTGGCAAGCGTGGGATCTACATTTCTAGGCGGCATCGATAATGTTGAAAAAATAAGCCAGAGTCTCTCTGGAAACAAAGTGTACATACACGCAGATGCTGCTTTCTTTGGATTTGTGATGCCCTTTCTTCAGCCTGGGTATGACTCATACAAGTTCATGGACTCAATCAGCATTAGTTCTCACAAGTGGCCTGGAGTTCCCTTTCCGGGGGGAGTTTTCATATCTGTTAAAAGTCACGTTTCCCACGTTGAAAACTTTGAGGAAGTTATTTCTCAGAGAGATGTTACTATCAGCGGGAGTCGTAATGGCCACACTGCTCTCTTCCTGAATGAGTTTTTTGATACTGTTGATCTCAAAGAAGATGTTGAAAACTCTCTTGAAATGACCGAGTATATTTACAATCGGTTGTTGGAATGCGCCCCCGATAGCAACCCTTGGAAGAACGCCCGTTCTCCCATCATTGTCTTCAATTCTCCCTCTAAGAGTATCATAAAAAAATGGTCTCTTGCCACTGTCGGTTCTTGTTCTCACGTGTGTGTTTTAAATCATATTACAAAGGAAGTTGCAGATGCTTTTATAAAGGACATGTCCTTGTATTTTTCTAGACATTCTAACTTGATGAGGTAGTGGAATCCGACCGTGCGAAGATGTTGGTTCCCTTGCCAAAGGAACTAAAAGTATTAACGGGTTTGGGAGAGAAGCTTGAGATGGGAGAAGCAAATGCTGCAAATGGCGAGGTTGCCACGCTTGTTGTCGCCGGAGTTTGGTTAAAAATGTTGGTGGGAGGAGGAGGAGTTGTCAGCTTTGCTGCAAAGATGTTGGTGGAAGCGGGGGTAGGGGAGAAAGACAGTGTGGAGGTAGGGGCGAAAGACGGCGTGGGGGCAGGGGTGAAAGACGGCGTGGGGGCAGGGGTGAAAGACGGCGTGGGGACAGGGGTGGTTGATGGAGCGGAGGCAGGGATGGTTGATGGAGCAAAGGCAGGAGTGGTTGATGGAGCCAAGGCAGGAGTACTGTTAAACACAAAGGCAGTGGAAGGAGCAGCAGGGGTGGGGACAGGAACAGGGGGTGTTGCCTGATTCTCAGGGGTGTCTACATACTGAGGAAGATTTACTGCTGTAGAGCTCGGAACTGGGGGTGCAAAACACCTCATAAGAACCGAGTCATAGCACACCATCTCATCTACAAGGATGAAGCCCTCGATGGGACTGCGCATAGGGATGTTATACCCTGGGATTTCAAACTGCTTGTTCTTGTCCGAGGCGATCATGACACGAATGTTTTCTGCCTCGGCATACAGGAAGTTGGGAGTGAGCTTGAAGTCAATGTCGGTGGTGCCGACATGGTGCTTGAAGAACTCGTTTATGAAGGACACAAAGTGAGTCTTCATAGTATCGGTTATCTTGAAGTTGTGTGCCTCGATAGAGGACACCATGTTCTCAATCATCTTGATGATTTCTCCGCGGAAAGCCATTGTTCTTTAGTTTTTGTTTGGTAATTGTAAACAACAAAAAGACTTTTTTTATAGTCTTTTTGTCGATATGTCATTTGACCCAGTGAGAAACTTGTTGTTTGACCACGGGCACGATTGCGTTATCTTCTAATCCGTATCATCAAAATTATAATATTAACTTAAACTAACATGCATACCAAGTACATCCTGATACTCGTCATCGCCATAATCTTGGCATTAGGGTCATATATGCTGCTAACAAAGAAGCGTAAAGATACTTTCGTGGGAGACTTCTCCATTGACTCTGGTTTCTATGCCGTGGACAAGGCAATGGGGGGAAGCGGTTTCTTGAGCGATCCAATCGATCAATCAGGCTGATATGTTATATCATCAAAATTAGTTCTTGGGCCAATTGCAGACGCTCACACTAGAATCCCAAACTGTACCATCCGCGCATGGCATCTGCGTGGGTTGAGTCCGCCCAGGTTCGCATATAGAGAAAAAGGCATCACCATCGGTACCAAAAGGCTCTCCTCCTTCTACGCCAGAACACTGACCCCCTGGCGCGGGCTCAGGTGCGGGCTCAGGTGCGGGCTTAGGTGCGGGCTTAGGTGCGGGTTTAGGTGCGGGTTTAGGTGCGGGTTTAGGTGCGGGTTTAGGTACCGGGGCAGGTGCGGGCTTAGGCGCGGGCTTAGGTGGTGGGGTTCCACTTTTTGTTGCATTTACAAAGTTGAAAGGAGGCAAGTTCTTGATCGTTATTGTAACCACATCTCCCTTTGCAAAGCCTGCGTTGTTTCTAGTCAATGTTGGCCTGCGGGGTTTGCCTGATGGGTCTGTAAATAGAAAAGTTGTCTTGTTGCCTTCAACCTTTGTAACCCTTCCTGGTACGTTCAAGAGACCCTCGCTGGGACCCGGAGAAGGTTTTGGGGCGGGTTTTGGGGCGGGTTTTGGAGTAGGTACCACAGGAATTGGAGAGCAGGTGAAACCATCAAAGCGATACCCCACTTTACACACACAAACCCCCTTGGAGTTACGCTCATACCCTGGGGCACACTCGCACTTTCCATTCACATTGGTTTGATTGGGAGGACACATCTGCGATTTTATGCACTTGGAACCGTCCCATACAAATCCTTCACCACAGATGCATACACCATTATTGGATACAGCTCCCTTGCTTTCGTCGCATACACACTTACCATCTACGACCTTTTGTAGCGAAGTGCACACCAGGGGGGTGGGAGCAAGTTTCACAGACCCTAGCGCATCTGCACATTTCTTATCAGAAGCACATTGTTTGTCTCCATCAATGTGCTCCCATCCCCGACCAGTGTCCACTGTATTCGCAGGGCATTTCCACCCCTCGTTCGTGCTCTCTCTCAGGCTGTATGTACAAGATGTCTCTCCTGGTTTTAACACAGGACTTCCAGGAGGAGGACATGCCTTGGTTTGGCACTGCTTTTCTCCATCCACATGTTCCCAACCGCGACCCGTGTCAGTCATTCCATCCGGACAACCCCAAGAATCTCCTATGGGTATGCGCGTGGTATACATACATCTCTCTGGCTTAGGACCAAGATAGTCTACACACTCTTTGGACGATGCACATTGAGATTCGCCGTATTCATCTCCCCAGTCGCGACCAGTGTCTATGGTTCCCGGAGGACACTTCCATGTGTTGTCAACTGAGACTCTTGTAGAATACTCACACGCGTTTCCTCTAAAAAAGAAATAATAGATTGCGTACAGCAGTGCCAGTATTACTACAACAACAAGAATTATTATAAGTATCTTCTTGGGTGTGATACCACTGCTGGCTTGTGTTTTGGCCTTTTCAAACAAACCGGATATTGACGAAAATATAGAAGCTCCTCCGACTGCTGCGCCTACTGCATTATCAGCGCCAAAGTTATCAGCGCCAAAGTTATCAGCGCCAAAGTTATCAGCGCCAAAGTTATCAGCGCCAAAGTTATCAGCGCCAAAGTTATCAGCGCCAAAGTTATCAGCGCCAAAGTTATCAGCGCCAAAGTTGTTTCCGAAGTTTTCGCTGAGATTGTTCAATACTTTCTGAGCTGACGCCATATATATAAATACTGTATATTTTAAAAACCATTTAAAATTAATTAATGTTAAATTACGGG